TAGGGCGCGCCGCTGACACGACGCCCCTAGCGCGAGACCAAGGAGACAGCCCTGATCTTCCGCAAGCATCTCACGCGCCTAACCGCGCTCGCATCTATCGCAGCGGCAGGACTTCTGCTCGCGCTCACCATCGGGACGAAGCCCGCCTACGCCTACAGCATCATCGACCTTCCGAACATGGGCTTCGGTGTCCTCTCCATCGGCCTCGCCAACGGATGCCATCAGTACAAGGTCGGCTGGCATAACGACAACAAGACCGATCTGGGAAGTGATTGTGCTTCGACTTTCCAGGCGAATCTCAATGCGTTCATGGTGAGTCACTGCCCGCCGTTTGTCTGCCCTGGGTCAACGGTGACGGTGGCGACAACTGCGACCTCGATGCAGACGACGACGGTAACGCAGACGACGACTACCACGGTGACGCTTCCCGCCCCGCCCGCCGTGACTACCACGCTTACGACAGCGGTGGCCGTCGTTCAGCCGTCGTACCCGGACGACGGCCAAGCGCCAGCAGCCGACAATGACCCGCCTGCCTATATTGCGCCGTCTCCGCCTGCCGCATTGTTCACAGTGACTGTGAATAACGGGCTAACTGTGAATGTCACGGACACGTCCGGCAATCAGTCGGTGACGTGGAGCTTCGGGGATGGGGCGAACGGTTCCGGTCATACCGTAAGCAACGCATACGCGCATGCAGGTAGCTACACGATCATCGAGACAGTCGTGGACGGGAACGGACTTACCGCTCAGACAGCACAAACGGTCACGGTTGCCCGGTTGTCCCCGCTTGTTAGAAAGCTCCTACCGCTCGGCTAGGCAGTGAGAGCGCTAATGACCGATGCGAGGTCTGTCCCGCTGATCGTCGTCTGAGCCTGGAGCGCCTGGAGAGCCGTCGCCACCCGTGTCTGGACAGACGTGGCCGCGAGCGGTAGCGGCTCAGCGAGAAGTGTCGCCAGTTCGTCAGCGTAGGTCGCACTGGCCGGGTCGAGAGTCATCGCCACATCGTTCCGTTTGAGCGCGTAGTAGTTGCTGGGCGATCCTTCGGGCGGGTTGGCGTCGAAGATGTAGGAGACCGTCCAGGCTCGTTGGTTTAGGGCGGTTAGGTCAGCGGCAGTCAACTAGACGATCAGGGTCGCGATGAAGTAGAAGTCCTCGTCAACCAGCGTCCCGAGATTAGCCACCGATGTGTCGAAGATTTTGATACCAGTCGAGCCTGCGCTACCTGAGTAGACGAGTCCTTCAGCCGAACTCGATGAGGATTCGAGGGGCGTGATCGCCACGGCGGGCTCCGCCGAAAACACCGGAGACCATGAGAGCGTGTACGTGCCCGTCGCCGTCCGTGACGAGGTGAACCCAGTTCCCGCAGCAGTCGCGCCAGTTGTCCCGGTGATCCTGCCTGTGGTGGGAGCCTGACGGCTATTAAGATAAGTGAGGTCGTCGCTAAGAATGTTCTGCTGCGCCGCAGTAAGCACCTGGCCTACAACAAACGTCGGCGGCGTGGACCAGCTCACGACTTGACCCCATGCTCTTTGTTCTCACGGGCAAGGTCTTTCAACGTCTCATGTGGGAACCAGTTGCGAGTAGTGACAAACGGGCGAGCACCGAGCAGTTCCTCGATGCGCTCATGCTTGTCAGTCCACGCAACGGGAACGGTCCGGTTGTCTACGGCAGTGTTGAGACAGTGGGCGCAGAAGAAGCGAGGGTCGATCTTGGAGACGTGCTGCGCGGAAGGGCAGAATGGGCAGCGGGCAACCCAGCGTCCGTGACTGACGTAGGCGACCGCAGCGTGCGAATCGGTGTGTCCGGTCGGCGGGACGAAAGCCTGTCCTTGTGGCGGATGCAGGAAGTACGGCCACAGGTGCGGCTCGACAAAGCTGTACGCGGCCTCGATGTTTCCGAACTGGCGCACCATTCTGTCGCCGTGGGCCTGCTCTAGCGTCTGCACGCTGTAGCTATCGCCGTGAGCGGGCCTAGTAGCCGAGCGTGTTCGTGCTGTCGAGCGTCCCTGAGGTTACGTCATCAAGGATCAGGTAGGACGTGGGGTTTGCTTGAAGCAGGCTGTAGACGACCTTCGTGCTTGCCGGGTCTTTGTCCACGGTGAAGTCGATCTGCTGAATGAGTGAGTCCTGCACGAACGCCGCGCCCCCACCGGGCGGATGTTCGCGGACGGTCAGCTTGTCCAGAAGTTCCCGCTGGAGCACTTGCAGCCATGCCGCCGTACTGTTTCCGGGCGTCACGGTGATCTGGGAGACACGCATACTCGGCTCTTTGTAGGCGTTGAGGAGCGCCTGCATCTGGTTGGCAACGTCGCTGTCGGCGGGTAGAAGCGGAGTGCGCGACTGTGCCCGCTGTGCATACTTCGTGATCGAGATCGAGTCGAGCGCTTCCTGAACAACCGACCCGCCCGAACGTGTGCCGCGCCAGTCGTTGAAGATCAGGTCTTTGTCGAAGCTCTTTTGCAGGTCGCTGTAGCCGATGTCGCCCGTGTCAACGAGTGGCTGGTCGGTGAAGATGCCTGACGACGTGGTTGTGACGGACGTGAAGCGGTCGAGGAATGTTGCGGTCCCGTCTCTCGCCATGAACAGGTTGCCGAGTTCCGATGTGGTCACATCCTGTAGGTGCGAAAGCGGGTCTACGAAGTCAACGTCTGTGAAGGTGTAGGCGATGACATCGGACTGGCCTGCGGCAATCGCGCGGGCCGAGGATGACCAACTAACCGCGTCGAGTACCCGTGTCACTCGCGCCCCTGAAAGCTCCAGCGGATACGTCGTTCCCGGAAGAACCGAGTTCGTCAGCAACTCGAACCCGTCCACCGCCTGTATCTGTGTTTCCGCATAGGTCGGCCCGGTCCGGTTCTGCGGGAATCGCTCCACGTACCCGGTGAACAGACGGTAGGTGACGGACTGGAATACCGCGCTGATCCTGACGGGAACCATTGGCCGAAGGTTCGGGTAGTACGGCGAGGACGAATAGGTCGGGTCAAACGCGCGATCGAGGTTCTTCAGGACGATGTCGCAGGTTCCCGCCTGCATCTGGTTCAGCTCGTATTGGCGTCCCCTGACGATGTGGAACGAGCGGAGGTAAGCGCTTACGTCTGTGTAGACGGGGGCTGCGTCACCGGGGTTGTAGCCAAGGGCTAGCTCGCAGACGAAGGCCGGGACAGTGTTGGTGCCGGTGAGTAGGTCTAGCCCGGTTGTGGTGGTCGTTAAAGTCCGGTCGGATACGCGGTAGTACGGCACTCGGGCGGATATCGCCCTGGCGGGTGGGGTGGGTCAGGGAGCGGAAGTCTCGATTCGCAGCCCGCTATGCGTTACCGTGGTGGCGTGAGGATCATCCACCGTGTGGCCATCGCGGCTGCGATCGTTCTGACTGTCGCTTCCGGCGCGTCCGGCGCAGCCACAAATCCCGTCCACATCCTGTTTATCGGCGATTCCTTGACCTACGGGAGCGTCACGTCGAACATCGCTAACGCCTACCCTGCCCGCGTCACTCGATCCGTTCATGGGCAAGCAAGCATCCTCGGAAAAGGAGGGGTCGTAACTTCCTACTGGAAGCCCGCGGCACTCCCGACCGGCATAGGCGTAGCCGTTGTCGAGCTCGGAACCAACGACGTTTACAACCACGTCGCGGTCGCAAAGTTCGACCGCGACTACCGGCATCTGCTCGCAGCCATCCACGTAAAATCGCCCGGCGTGAAGTTCGTCTGTCTGTCCGTATGGTGGCCGCCCGGAGGCTTCGGTGCCGTCCCGCCTTATGACGAGCGGATCCAGGCGGACTGCCCCGGCGAGTACGTCGACATCGCGCAGTTCGCGCATCCGCCGAACCTCGCCGCGCGGGATCACTTCCATCCGAACGACGCTGGCCACAAGCTGATCGCAAGCGTGATCATTCCGGCCGTTCGCGCCACTCTCGCTCACGGCTAGAGAATCGCCTTCGACGTCAGGTTCACGAATGTGGGCTGCGCGATCGTCACCGATGCTGGGCCAGTCGCGGCCAGAATGATCTGCAAACGGAAGCCGGTGTCGTTCGAGGGGACGACGAACTCGCCGTAGAGGTCTGTCCAGTCGAAGTCGCGGAGCCAGTTGACGCCACCGGCCCCGACGAGGCCGAACTGTGTGTTTCCTAGCAGCGTGCCAACCGCCTTAATGGTCACGCCGCCGCCGTATCCCTGTAGCTCGGCCTTCGCGCGGAGTCCGACGCCGATGGTCGCTCCCGCCGCAACCGCAATACCGCTCGTAAAAATGAGCAGGTCGGCCGAGCCTCGCGTGATTTTCCAGGCGTTGCCTATGACGGTGCCGTCGCCCATCTTGTTCGAGAGTGCTTTTAGCGCTGCGAGGACGGACGCTGCGGAAGCGTTGTAGGCGATGTTGCCGGTCGTGAACACGTTGCCCGTAACGGGGTCGGTGACGACGAGGTTGAAGTTGCCGCCCGTCGGTGTTCCGGTGATCGTGATCGTCTGGACGGCGTCGGCGTTCGCGCTCCCCTGCGTCGATGTTGTAACCGCGACGGCCGGGCTCGATCCGCCGGTCAGGTTGTTCACCGCTGTCATCAGTGGCATGTCGCGCTTGCCGTACTGGTTCTGGAACGTCACCGTCACCGGAGTCCCAGGAAGCGCCCCGCCTGCCGCCGCAAGATTCGGCATCGCCGCGAGCGAGTAGACAGGCGTACCGCCACCGCTCACCGACCAGTTGTCAGGGATGCCATCCGTGTTCGTGTCGGTCAGAAGCAGCGGGTTTGTGACCATCACATCGGGGTCGGCGTTCTGCGACGCCAGAAACGGCCTCCACGGATGCGTGATCGGGGCCAGCCCCTCCGCGACGAGTCGCCCCATCGTCTTCGCCCCGATAGCGTTCGGGTGGACGGTATCGCCGCCGTCGTAGGCTGCGAGCAGTGCGCCCGTGGCTGTGTTCACCATCGACGAGTAGAGGTCAACGAACGGGATGCGGTTCGCCTGCGCGTACCGGAACATCCACTTGTTGATCCAGTCGATGTTCGTGACGTACGACCCGTCCGGGATGACAGTCATCGCGACCGGCAGCTTCCCGGCACCGATGATCTGCTGGTAGATCGACGTAAGGTTCGCGATCGTCGTCGCGAGCACGAACGGGGTCGATCCGCCGCTGTACGAGCCTGCCGCGTCATTGCGTCCGCAGAGAACGGGGATGATGTCGGCCGATGACGCGAGGGCGGTCGGCAGGGAAAAGGCGAGAACGTCGGCCGTGGAGTATCCACTCGTGGCAGAGAGGCCGAGAACGCGGAGGCGCTGGTTCGAGAACATGCTCATCCAGGCGCACCACTGGTTGTCCTGGAACTGCAACGGGCTTGTGACGCCGCCCCGGATTGTGATCGAGTCACCGACCGGCCAAGCGGTCGTCCCGCGAATCTTCATAGCGGGCAGAGAACCGCCGTTAGCAACCGCCGCCAGCCCCGCCTCGATGTGCGCCATACGCGCTGCCGAGACAGGATTCGTCGGGTCATTGTCGGCCCAACTTTGCGCTACGTAAGTCACGAACAGCGGCTATCGGAACCCGCCCTACCTGATGCCCGTAGTCCCTCCGTTGCGCCTTTGCAGCCGAAGCAACTCAGCCTGGATCTTCTGCGCGATCGGCCCCCACTCGACCGATGAGGGATCGAGGGCGTTGACGCTCAGGTTGACGACGACGCCAGTACCGCCGCGCCCACCGACCGGCCCGACCTCTTCGTCCTGTCCGCCCTCAGCAAGACGCACGATCGTTCCGCCCGGCCTGGCCCGCACGATGCCGCCGGAAGCCATGCCCGGAATCTCCTGCTTGTGCCCGGAGATCATGTAGTAGTAGTCGGCAGGCGAGATGATGCCGTTGACCACCTGCTGATGGAGGTCTTGCAGCCTGCCAGCGGGCGAACCGGCGGGGGCAGACCCGCCACCCCCACCACCGCCGCCAGCGGGGATCTTCGGAGCAACGCCCGTAACGGTGGCGATGTAGTTAACGAGGTCCATGAACGCCAGCTTGAGAGCGGTCGATGCGCTCGACAGGTCCAGGAAGTCGGGGATGCTCACGTTGCTGATGACGATGCCGTACTGCGCGGCGAGGTTCCGCAGGGCATCCATCGACCCGGTCCCGTTCTGGAACGCTTCGGCCAGCTTCGCGAGCTTGGCGTTCAGGCTCGTCACCTGGGAGGCGTACTCCTTGTCCATGTTGGCGCGCTCTTGGGCGGCCCTGATCCCGAGGTTGTACTCGTCCAGTTGGCGCTGGGCAGCGTCGATTGCCTTCTTGTCAGCTTCGATCTGCTTGGCCGCGCCCGCGCTGTAGAGGTTCTTCGTCAGTCCGGTAGCGGCATCCCACTGAACCCCTGCAAGCCCGCCCGTTTGATCCTGCGCGAGCTGGTCCTTTGCCGACTGGATTGCATCGGTCAGCGACGACAACTGATCCTGCGCCTGCATGTCGGCGAGTTGCTGCTCAAGGGCGGTCTTCATCCCGTTCTGGAAGAACAACTTTCCGAGCGCGTCATCGAACTGCTGAGTGACGTTGGCGAACAGGGTTGCGACCTTCGACTGGAGCGATTGCACGTTCCCCTGGAGGCTGGAGAGGATCGACTGCTGAACGCTCGCCAGTGAGTCTGTCACCTGCGTAAGCTCATTCTGGATCTGTGTCTTGTGCTTGCCGGTAGCAGTGGCGAGCTTCGACTTTAGGGACTTCTCTTGCGCCTGCAAGACGGCAGCCTGTGAGAGCAAGTCCTTCTGGAGCGTTGAGCGGTACTTGTCGGCCGTGTCGCCAACGAGCACGGTGGCGTAGTCTGAGTCGGCGGTGAACTGCGCGGCGAGCGTCTTGAGCTTCGCCTGGAACTTCGTGAACGCCGCCGCGTTCTTCGCCATGTCAAGCGCCTGAACCATCGCCTTGTGCAGACCGGCGATGGTGTCCTGGTTCTTGCTGATCGTCTGTTTGATCTTCGCGTCCTGTGCCGCTGTTTTGCCCTGCATCGACGCGAGCAAATCCACGTTTTCTTTCTTCAGCGCCGCCGCCTCGTCGTCTAGGTACTTGGCGATTTCCGGGCCGGTGTTAGCGGATGCGGCCAGGCTCTTGTAGTGGGCGACGAGTGTCTGATCGTTCGTGATCGGGATTTGCAGTTTTGCGGAGAGCGCCCTAGCTGCGGCTGCGGCGCGTTGTTTCGCTGTCGGCGGCTTCGGGCCGGTGTTCTTCGTCCACGGCGGGTCCGCGCCCCACACTGGGGTCGTGTTTGTCGTGCCGCCGTAGCCCTTGAGGTCAAGGTGCTCATGGTCACCCGCAACATCAGCGACGAGGCCGTACTTCTTGAGGATCGCGAGAGCGCCCGGTGACTGATCGACCGGCTTGCCGTTGACGTACACATCGGCGGCGTTGCCCGATTCGTGGTTCGATGTGCCAGGCTTCGCGGCGATGTACTTGATGTTGAAGCCCGACTTGACGTAGCGCGCGTAGAGCGCGCTCTGCTGCGCGTAGGTGCGGTAGCCGGACGTGACCTGTACCTGGTAGCCCTTCGCGGCAAGCGCCTTGAGTGCCAGTGGGATCATGGCGTTTTCGTCCGCCATGTCCACGCCTGAGTTCACCTGGTAGGCGGCGAGGTTCGCGGTCTGCCAGCCACCCGGCGAGTTCGCGCCAGGCGTGGTCGCCGCGCCAACCGCGCCATGCGTCAGTTTGTTCGCCTGCGCTTCGGTGATCGTCTTCCGCTTGAACGCGCCAGCACCACGGCTTGCGGTCTTCGTCACCTCGGTATAGACGCCGTTCTTCAACTCGACATGCTTGTTATTGCTGCCGGGAATGTCGAAAGTCTGCGTTGCCTGCGCGTCCTTGTACATGCTGTACGCGAGGAACGCCGCACCGCCCAGTGCGATTGCCGCGAGCACGGCGGGACTGCCGAGCGCGAGTAGCATCGCCCGCAAAGCACCGACCTTCCCTGTGGCGGTTTCAGCGCTTGTTCCGATTCCGCCAACCGCCAACTCTGTCTCAACCGCCGCAGTGGCAGCGGCCTTCGGAAGTAGCCCGATGGCGATCCCGAGTCCCTTGACCGCGAGGACAGCCTTCTGAATCTTGATGGCGAGCGCAAGGAACTTCGCCGCAAGCATCCCACCGATGATGATTTCGAAGATGGTCTTCCAGCCGCCAACTTCTTTGCTAATCGCGTTGAGTCCCTTGAACATTCCGCCGATGATCGGGACGGCAGCCTTGATCGTGGCGACAAAGGCCGCGAGCGCACCACCAACAATGTCCTGAATCTCTTTGCGGTTGCGCTTGAACATCTCCGCGAGCCAGTTCAGCCCGTTAGTGAGATCCTTGACCGCAACCTTCGACACGGGATACAGAGCAGCCCCGAGTTCGTAGACGGCCTTACCGAGCGCACCGAAAAGACGACCGACGAGTTGCAGCGAGGTCTTTGCCTGATCCATCGCACGGCCAAGCCCACCCGTCGCATCCTTCGACCGCACGAACGCATCGGCCCACTGTGAGGCAGCGTCAACACCGCGCACCATCCATCCGACGAGGGGGATAGCGGCACGTCCGAGGACGCCCATCGCATCGAACAGATGGAGCGCCGTGTCAGCCATCAGCCCGAAGTTCTTAGCGCCTGCCTGCATCAACGGTCCGAAGATCGACTGGAACTGCGACGAACCGAAGTAGCGGCCAAACATCGCCCCTGCGTCACCGATTGCATGACCGAACGCGGTTACGGCCTGCGTGATCGCGTTGACCGTTCCGGGAGAGAGGGCAGCTTTCAGACCGGCGGTAAGACCGGGGAACATCGCTGCGCCTGCCGTCTGTTTCAGCTTGTCGAACCAGCCGTCAAGTGAACGCACGGTCAGTACGAACTGCTTTTGGGATGCCTCCAGCCCGTCGAAGGCTTTCTTGTCGCCCATGATCGCCTTACCGACCCCCTGGAAGGCGAGGGCGAGCGTTCCGAGAGCACCCACGCCAGTAGTGGCGAGGACGGGGATGGCGGCGAGTAGGCCAAGTGTGGCGGGGCCAGCGGCGGGAGTGAGAAGCACGCCGCCTCCGATTGCGCCCGCGAGCAGGCCCATGCGTGAGATGCCGCCCCCGCCGCCTCCACCGCCGCCCTGTGCGGCCCGTGTCTTCAGCGCCTGATGCTCAACCTCTTTCAGTGAGCGGACCTGTTCGTTCGCAACGATCCGTGTCTCGGTTGCCTGGGCCTGCGAAAGATGAACCCGGTCGAGATCGCGGGCAGCCTGGCGCGCTTCCTCACCGATGCCCTTGACGCCTTGCAGGATCAATTCGGCCGAAACCTTCGACTCCATCGCCTGAGTAGCGGTGATCTTGACGTGCTTCAGGGCTTCGGTGGCGACCTTGGAAATCTCTGTGAGGGCGCGGAGTTGGTCCTTTGTGCCGCCAGTCGCCTTGTCGGCGGCAGCCATGTTGGCGGTAAAAGTCCCGAGGCCGGAAGCCTCAAGGACGGCGGTAAGCCTTTCGACCTCCACCTACATCCCCGCCATTCCGAACGTCTTCATCTCTTCCAGGCGGCGCTCATCCTCCGAAGCGAAGAACGCCGACCAATAGACAAGTTCAGCGGAGCCGACCTCATTGAGCATCGCCCGGACGCTCATCCCGAGGGTCTGCGCTACTCGGAAGTAGAGGCTGAGTTCGCCGTGGTCGGCAAGTTTTTTTCAGCCGACTCGACAGCCTTGCCCGACAGGCCGGACAGACGCTCAATGGTCGAGCAGAGAAGCTCCACCTTCGACGCGCCAAGCTGCATCGCCTTCTCAGCCGTCGCAACATCAAGCAGCGGCTTCCCGTCAGCGTCGATCAGGCCGAAGCGCAAAAGGTACTGCTGGTACAGGCCCAGTTCGGCCCGCCCACCCTCCTGAACGGACGGGGCGAGAATTTGCAACACGGTCGCACGATCAGCTCCGGTTAGCTCACGACAGAGCACGGTTCCCATTCCAGGCACGTCCACCTCTTCCTCCGCGAGTTGCCCCGCGAAGGAGAGGAAGGCGTCCCTACTGAGAAGTTCAGCCATTAGACGAAGAACACCTGGCCCTGGCTGCGGAAGTTCGCGGTAAACGTGACCTTGCCGGTCACGGTGACGGAGGTCGCGAAGTCGCTCAGGTAGGCGGTGAGTTCGTACCCGTCCGTCGAGTTGACGAGCAGGTTGAGGCCGACCGTGACCTTGTTCAGCACGGCGTTGTGAACCGTCGTCTGGCCGGGATCGCCCGTGACGGCCCAGTTACCCGCGATCGAACCAGTGAAGGACTGGAGGCCCGGAACGTCACTCGTCCACAGGTCGCCGAGCGCGGTCTGGTCGAGTAGAACCTCGGTCAGCGTCCCGTTCCATGTGTCAACCTGGGCGATGGTCGTGACGGGAGTACCGTTAATTTTGACCGCGCCTCCCCTGCC